AAACTATAATAATTAATAAATTTCTTACAATTTTCATTTGTTGCATTCATTTTAATATATCCATTAACATAATTATAAATATCGATACAATCATCTGTCCATCTACTTATAATTTTTTTTTGGGTGTCTGTTAAATCTAATACTATTTTAAGAGTATCTGTATAATCATAATTAATTAGTCGTTTTCTTTTTTTCTTATTAAAGACTTCATTTTTACGATTTTTTATATCGAACCACGAATGTGATTCAATCATATTTGAAGCCTGAAATAGGCTTGGATAAAATTTACTCATTAATATTTATAGTAAATAAATCTTTAAACATAGATCTTTATAATTATATTTATAACATTTATAAAGATTTATTTATATTAATAATAAATGGAACATTTTAAAGGAGGCAAACAGGCAGCATAAATTTTAGGGGTTCATCAAAGAACCTTATATTTATGGGAAAAGAAAGGACTAATTGAAACCGTTAGAACTCCAGGGAATAAAAGATTATATAATGTAAATAAATTTTTAGAGGATAATAAATGTAAAGAAAATATTTGTAATAATTTAGATGATTTAGATAAAGAGACAAGATTAAATATTGCATATATAAGAGTATCTTCACAAAACCAAAAAGATGATTTGGAAAGGCAAAAACATTTGATGGTTCATAAATTTCCAAACCATATAATAATCGAGGATATAGGTTCTGGATTAAATTTAAATAAAAGAGGAATAAGAAAAATAATTCACTTAGCAATAGAAGGTAAAATAAATGAATTAATAGTAGCCCATAGAGACAGATTAACAAGATTTGGTTTTGAATTGATTGAAGAAATAATAAATAAATATTCAAAAGGAAAAATAGTAATTTTAAGTGAGCCAGAGAAATTGGAGCCAGAAGAAGAAATAGTTAAGGATATAATGTCAATTATGAATGTGTATGTAGCAAAAATAAATGGGATGAGAAAATATAAGAAAAATAACAAAAATCCTTAAAAAAACTTAAAAACTATCAAGAAATATCAAGTTTTATGCAACTAGTTGCAACCCATTAATATAATATTATAATAATTAAACCATTTATTTTTCAATTTTTCTTTATAATTATAATAATATGCCCGTAGAGTATGAATATGCATTTTTTGATTTTGATAAAAAGGAAATTATAAAAAATATAGTTAAAAATAAAGGTAAGCATCAAGGGACTTTTTTATTTAGAGTCCAAGTATTTATCCATCCTCTCGATAAACAAGGAACTTATATTAGAGTTCGTGATGAAGGTCATCGTATAACAATGACTTATAAATATAAAGACCCGAATGCGAAATTTGAGAATGAAAGTGAAATTACTATTGATAATTTTGATACAGCTGTTGAAATGTTATTAGGTATTGGATGCAAAAAGAAATATTATTATGAAAAAATAAGAGATATATGGACACTTAAAAATACAGAAATAGTATTTGATTCAAACCCGGGAATTGACGATAGAATGGAGATTGAATCAAAAACAAAGAAAGAATTAAATGATATGGTTAAATTATTTAATGTTAAACCGATAGATAGAGCTGATAGATATATGGATTTATTTGGTATAACTATTCCAAAAACACTTGATTTAACATTTAAAAATGCTAAAAAAGATTTGATGCCATTTGTTCAAAAAAATAAAAAGGAATTTATTATTTTAGTTGATAATCAATTAAAACAATATAAGAAATTAATGAAAACATTAAAGAAATAATAGAGATGCTATACCCGGTTCCACTTATTATCAATTTTTTACAGGAAAATTCTACGATAATATATCACAAGGTAAATTTAGTTGTAAATCAATTAATGCATCATATACATTTTTAAAATTAGAAAAAATAGTTAATATGTTATTAAAATACTGTGTACGATCATCAATGCGAATATAATTTAGCATCCATTTTATCGCTTCAATTAATTTATTAATGATTTCAGGTGATAATAATTCAATACCAGTTTGGTAACGTAAATTAATTCTATATGTAGGCATTTGTTTTATAATATCACAATTAATATTAATTTTATTATAATCTGTTATATATAAAGTTAAATAATCCTTATCGTCATATATATCATATATAATTTCAATAATCATATTTTTTGTTTTATTTATGGTTTTATAACTAAAATATATAGGTCCCTCGCGCGTTTCTATGTTCCATTCTTGTTTAATTGGTTCATTTAAATGTGGTCTTGGAACTTGTGCCATTATATGTTTCTCAATTTCAGCTTGTTCTAATTCAAATTTTTTCTTTAATTCTTGTATATATTTATCACCATCTGCTGATAGTAATAATACATAATCATTTTTATTTCTTCGTATATAAATTTTTCCAGGTGGTATCGCAAAACGTAATACGTATTCCCATTTCTTTAAATCAGATGGAATATTCAAACGTGCAAATTCAATCCTATCTTTAAAATCTTCAACATTAATTGCTAATATAATCCCAGGATATCGACTCGCTTTATCTATTAGTTTAAAATCAGATATAACTGATTCATCTGTAATTCCTTGCTCTTTAATGTATTTATCGAATAAATTTAAAAATACAGAAGGTCCTTCTCCAAATTTTCGCCTTCCCTCACTATATTCTTTTGCAACCGCTGCTTGTCCGGTGAAACTAATATTAATAGGACCTTTGTCATTTATGTTTTCTTGTCTATCTAAAAAATATATAACATATGGGTCTCTGCTTAAATAAGCTACATCTGCCCAATATTTTTTAATTATATCTAATATTTTTTTATTATATTTGCCATCCAATCCTGTTTTTTTAATATCATCAATATAATATAAATTGGTTCCGTGTAATAGATAACTGTTATTTTCTTCAGCAGTGCCTCCATACATTTGCGTATGTTCCTCACTCAATGTTGATTGCGAAGACAATAATTTTTTATAATATTTATATTTTTCTTGATATATTTTATTGTCCTTGTCTTGAGATAATTTATATGTATATTTTTTAAATTTGTATAAATTATCATTTATAGTTTCCATATATTATATATTATAAAATAAAAATTGTTCGGGTGCTCTCTTGGGCAATGATTCGAAAACAGTTTTCGAATCACCCGTGACACAATTTCGTATTTGTGCATTTAAGCCACATAGTGGTATTCGTCTCTCTTACCCTCGGCACGCTTCATATAATCTCTTTCAATCAAGCTATCAATCTTCTTCTTAATCATCTTTACATCTGGCTTGAATCGCTGAGATAGTTGCTTGATGGTTTCATCAATCAGCTCCACGTGCTTCATAACATTTCTCGACTTCATAATACGAACAACACAAGCATCAATCATAAAACCTCGGTCCTCGTCAACCAACTTCTTGGTATCATCTGTCTCAGCCTTGGTCTCCATCTTGATGGGCATATCAATCTTTATCTTTAGCTTCTTGTAATTGTACTTGAGATTAACAGAATATGTATTTCCAAGGGATGTATTGTCATTTACAGTAAGAATCTTCATCTTCACCAAAAGCTCAAGTTGTGCCTCCAGCATCTTAATCTCCATCCCAGTCATCTGAGAAATACTCTCTATACTAAGATTGTTATTCCCGTTGAAACACAATAGAATGGCAATTTGAAATGTGGATGCACTGAATGTATAGGCTTGCTTTGTTGTACTCTTTGGCTTGGTCGTATAGAGAGTCTTAATTTCACCCTTTGATTGATTAATAACCCAGACCAATTTGCGTCCGGTGCTGTTACTATGATAGAAAGCAGTAAACCTATCCACACATTGTGCCAACTCTGCAGGCAGAATAATATCCACACCCTTAACCAGAGGCCAGGGTCCAGATGTGAGTACCATCATATTCATATCAATCTTCTCACTCCCACTAATCGACTTGAACTTTGCATTCAAATCACGGCTTGTCTTGATATCATTCATCATCTTCTGAAGACGATTAATGAACTCATATTCAGATACCTCCTTCAATCGCCCAATTATATTAATTTCCATATCGTCATTCACACTCCCACCAATCAAGCGCTTTGCGTACATCTTCATATAGAACTTTTGAAATGCATCGCGGTCCTGAAGATACTTGTAAACAGTCATTACGCCGTCAAATAGATTATCCATATTTTCAGTATTATTCTTAATATAACTATCAATCGCCTTGGATAGCATTTCTGCCGTCTTGAATTCATTCTTTGCTGTAAATGCATTCTTATTAATAATTACAATTAGACCATCATTTATATTATTCTTAATTGTGCTATTATCATTACAACACTCTGTCATCATCTTGTTATAATGTATACAAATTCCATTCAAGAGCTCCACATACGCAGTTGCATTATCTGCCTCCATATCAAGCGCGCCGATTCGTGCCAATCCTGTCTTGACAATGTGGTCATAAATGGTGGTTGCCATAACTGGGATACTACTAGGAACAATCGACACCAAACGATACATACAGCGGATATCATCCAGATTATCACGCTCTAGCATTCCAATCAAGTCATCCATAATAATGTGAATATTTTGGTGAATCATTGCTGTTTCACAATTCTTGATATGCCTATGCTTGGAGTTTGAATGAAAGTAGGTATCGATGCGATGCTCTTCCTCCTTGATGCGCTTCTCGATGTGGTGAATGATATCAACCACTGTCATCTTACCAAAAAGCCCGTCAATTTCCTTCTTGTAATAAGACATGGTATTGGTATAAAGTGGACCCTCTATGCAATTCTTGTATACCTCCATATCAATGGCAAGACAAGACTTTACGTAACTAGTGATATAACGCTTATCGATATTATTGCCATCCCTCTCCTCATCCATCATAACCGTAATCATATGGGTCAACTGGGATAGATTCTTGTTGATAACATTGGTATGCCACTTTCTCATCATCACGGTGCCAATATCATGGATGCTAACACCACTATCGCTCATTCGCGATACATAATGACGATTAATGTAGTTAAGTAGATTGCAAATTACCTTATTACACCTATTATAGCTAGTCCACATCCTGTCGTAGCATTCAAGGATATTTCCTTGGAATCCCTTTAAAATTTCAGCATATTGATTAGTCTTCATATCAATCATCTTCATATAATTCTCATATACCTGCTTGGAATTGTCAAAACTCTTGATACAAATTCCATATACCTGGCTATAAAGAATCATATAGCTGGCGTGAGTAACTGGAGTACCATTGTAGATAGCACTGTAAATGTTATTGATGTTGTCCATTGCGGAGTTCATTGCTAGTAATATTAATAGGATAGGAGTTAAAAATATCAATTTTTATTTATGTGATGTTAATAAGGAATCTACGCCACTATCAAATTTTATGTATGAAATATTTTTTAAGGATTGTCACATAAATAAAAATTGAAATTTTTATGTCTTATATAGCATTATAATAAATATTAATGGCGACCAATTGTGTCAACTGTTTAATGCCTTCGCTTTCGAGGCGACATGTTTCTATGAATCGAAAGTTCTGTCAAAAGTGCTATCAGACAGTCCAGTATATTACTGGTCCTTGCTATAGATGCCAAACCCTATGTACAAGCGACATTGCAAATCGCAGGCAACGAGGACATTATTGCCAGGCATGTAATACCAAGTTTATTGAGGATTATAAGCGTCGCAAGCAGATCGAGGAGGAGGAACGTCTTCAAATGGCAGAGGAGCGTCGACGCTATGAGGAGGAGTACAGCCGCCGAGTGGCAGAGGTGCGTCGCCTAGAGGCTGAACGATTGGAGAAGGAGCGCCTAGAGAATGAGAGACAGTATAATGCAGAAATTGATAATATTGCTACATTGGACCATCGCGCTCTTTGTAAGATGATTTACGATATGCACCTTCGGATGGATCAACTGCATACTATGAATGTAGCAATGCAGGAGACCATCGACACTATGCAGGAAACGATTGAATCTTATCAAACTGCCTTCAAGAAGGTTCGACAGACTGCAAATCAGTGCTATGATGCACTAGATAGTCATAATCTTCTCAAGGTCACTACACCGGATACGAGCGATGAGAGTGAGTATGAGCAATAAAAATTGTGGTATGTCGCAACCAGTTTTGTTTGCGGATTTGCAAGTCTGCACTCTATTATATCGCGAAGCGATAGAGAATATAATTGCACCGCACACATTTATTTTATATATAAAAAATTTCATTTAATTTAGTCATATTATTACCTGCTGATATACAAGGTATTTGGCTGTAATTATTATCAATAAGTGTTGATCGTAAACAACGATAAATATTTTCAATCGTTCTAACTGGTTTTTTAATTTTTTTAATTGCTTCTATTAATGAATATGTTAATGCACCTTGATACTCACCAGCTTCGAAACTATCTGCACTTGTTTGAGTGTCCATACACCCACTTATACATAATACTTTACCGCGTGTATTATTAGCCTTAACATTCGGGTCACATAATAATGACAATTTTCCAGCACGCTCGTATATATTATATGCTAAATCAACACCTGACCCGCTATGACAGCAATCTAATATCATTGTTAATTTTTTATTACTATTTAGACATTGTAAAATTCCTTTTAATTCGTCATCTAATATCATCCCATTTCTTTCATAATCAATTGGGACTAAACATTCATCCATTTTATCTTCCTCATCTCCATTAACATCTCTTACCTGCGACCCGTGTCCACTATAATGGAAATATAAATCTGTCGCATCACTAAGAATAAGATTTAATAATTCTTTCATAATATTACTGCGTGTAGGTTTCATAATAGTATTATCAGACATCATAGTAATATCATTATAACCAAATTCATTTTTTAAAATATCACGCATATTTTCTATATCATTTATACATCCATTTAATGGACAATCCATACCAATATAATTGATACCAACCAGAAGAGCTTTCTTTACTCCCATTATATAATGCGTTATAAAAATTTTTTATTAGTATTTATATATGACTAATATTAATCCACGTTATATGGGAAAACAAATTGATGCAAAACTTTTACCAAAAGACGAAAATGGTAATACGTGTTGTCGTTGGTGTGGTAAAGGAGTATTACCACCTAGAAGAACAATGTGTAGTCCAGAATGTGTTCACGAACTATCATTACGTATTAACGGGAGATATTTAAGAAATTGTGTATATGAACGCGATAAAGGTGTTTGTGCGATTTGTAAGATAGATACCAAAATAACAGCCAAACAAGCAAATGAATTAACTGGGGATGATTTGGATGAATTTTTAAATAAATATGGAATATCAAAAAAACGTAAATTATGGAAGAAAAAACACGGTGGTGGACTTTGGGATGCAGACCATATAATACCAGTAAAAGATGGAGGTGGAATGTGTGGATTGGATAATATTAGAACACTGTGTATTCTATGCCATAAGAATGTAACGTATAAAAAATAATATATATATATATATATATAATGTCATTAGATGAAATAAAACGTATTTTAGGATATAATCGTACTATGAGCAAAACATTACCACGAGAATATCAACCATCATCAGATTATTGGGATAAAAGACCAAAAAGTGAATATATAATTAATGATAAATATAGTGATAATTTACCAAGGTTTATGGGGGATAATGATAATTCCGCTTCAAAAATACCTATTTCTCATATTTACGATGGATATTTATCAGCAATGTATGGAGGTACAATTGGTACAAGTAATACTTGTATAACATATTTTTCAGATGTATTTAAATATGTTCATATTACATTTGATTTAGAATTATTAATTAAAACAAATATGCCAGGATTAAATATCGGTATATCTAGTTTTCTTTCACTATATTCTTTTCTACTAGATGCAAGTAAAAAAAATACATATATATTTTTTGGTCCTCCTGCACACGCAACAGCATTATATTTAAATAAAACGGATAAATTTATTAAAATTACTTATATAAATACAGGTGAAGGCTCAAGAACAGATATAATGATAGAAGATAAAAATGAACAATATTATAAAATATTTAATTCAATATATTTACCACACGATACCAATATAATCAAAGCTTTTATGCATTATTTAAAACCATTTTTAATATACCGATATGTTGAAATTAAAGAAAAAGAAAAATATGATATAATTATGAAATTATCATATATTAATTTCCCCTCAATACATTTAAATGTTGGTATAGATACAATGAATATCGAACAAGAACCGAGATATTTTAATATATTTAATAAGAAATATAGTA